GATGAGCATTACCTACCGAGTCTCTATGTCAGGGGCTACCCTCTCCGACCCCTACGCTTTCCTGCAAGCAGTCTTTCCGCAGAGGAACGGCGAACCCGCCTCCTCCGACGGAGCCAGCGTGACAGTCACCTTCGCCACCCCGCAGACGCCCGCCGACCTCGGCCCGCTCGTCAAGGTGGAGGTTGTACCTTCCGATTCTTGATGGCGCGCAAGGCACCCAACGCCGAGCAAGCAGATCTGGCCGAGCAGGAGCGCATGCTCACCGCGGCCAGGCGACTGCTCGCGATCAAGAAGGCGCGCGAGTCAATGCTCGGCTTCACGTCGGTGACCATGCCGGATCCGAAAGATCCGGACGATCCGACGAAGTCGATGTACGAGCCGGTCCGGCACCACGAGACGATCTGCGCGGCGCTCGAGGAGGTGGAAAAAGGCCACTACCAGCGACTGATCATCTCGATGCCTCCGCGTCACGGGAAGTCAGAGCTCGCGTCGCGCCGGTTCCCGGCGTGGTTCCTGGGCCGAGATCCTTACCGCCAGGTGCTGTTCGCGACGTACAACGCCGAGCTCGCCGAGAGCTTCGGCCGCAAGGTGCGCGAGATCATGCGTCTCCCGTCTTTCCAGCAGGTGTTCCCAAATTGCAAGCTCCGCCAGGGCTCCGCGTCGGCGAACCGGATCGAGACCGAAGAAGGTGGCCTCGGACAGTTCGTCGGCGTGGGTGGTGGTCTGACCGGCAAAGGTGCGGACCTCATGATCATCGACGACCCGATCAAGGGACGCGAGGAAGCCGACTCTCAGTCCGCGCGCGACAAGCTCTGGAGCTGGTTCACCCAGGAAGCATTCTCCCGCCTGATGCCTGGAGGTCGCGTCGTCATCATCATGACGCGCTGGCACGAAGACGACCTGGTCGGCCGGCTGACGGATCCGACGAACCCGTGCTACCGCGAAGAGCTCGCGAAGAAGTGGCGCGTGCTCTCTCTGCCGGCGATCGCCGTGCACGACGACCCGATGGGTCGCAAGCCTGGCGAGGCCCTATGGCCTGAGCGTTTCGACCTGGAGTTCCTGAACGAGGCCAAGCTCCAGGATCCGACCGGCTTCTCCGCGCTCTACCAAGGCAACCCGACGCCGGACGACGGCGACTTCTTCAAGCGCGACTGGCTCAAGTTCTACCAGCCTAACGAGCTTCCGAAGAACCTCCGGATCTACGTCGCGAGCGACCACGCCGTCTCGACGTCACAGCAGGCGGACAAGACGTGCCTGCTCCCGGTCGGCCTGGACGAGGAGGACAACATCTGGGTCCTTCCGGACGTCTGGTGGCGCAAGGCCGAGACAGACCAGGTGATCGAGGGGATGGTCGAGCTGATGGAAAGGCGCCGGCCGGCCGTATGGTGGGCCGAGCGCGGCCACATCTCGAAGTCGATCGGCCCTTTCCTGCGCAAGGTCCAGCAGGAGCGAGGGGTCTACACAGTGGTCGAGGAGGTCACGCCGGTGAAGGACAAGCAGACCCGCGCCCAGGCGATCCGCGGCCGCATGGCCATGGGCAAGGTCTACTTCCCCAAGTTCGCCCCCTGGTGGGGTGAAGCCGAGGCCGAGCTACTCAAGTTCCCCTCGGCCAGGCACGACGACTTCGTCGACGCCCTGGCCCACGTGGGCATGGGCCTCGGACGCGCGATCGGAGCTTCGCCGGCCGTGATCAAGGAGCCCACCATGCCGAAGACCGGCACGCTCGGATGGGTCAAGCTCTCATCCAAGTGGGAGGAGACCCAGCGCAATCTCTTGCGGATGGGTGGCTTCTGAACAAAAAAGACTGAAATGGAAAGCGACTTCGCCGGCATGGATCCGATGACGGGGGCCCCGACGGGAGTCCCCATGCAACCTGTCATGGGCATGCCCGTAGAGCAGGGATCCACGATCAAGCGCGACGTCGAGAAGCCGGAGCCTTCCCGCGCGGCCCTGGTCAAGGACTGGATCGACAAGGTACTGCGCGCGAAGAAACACTGGAAGAAGCCGTTCGATCGCATGCGCGAGGACATGGACTTCTACATGGGCAAGCAGTGGTCGAGCTCCGACACTGACGACCGGTACGTCGCCAACATCGTCCAGCGTCACGTCGCACAGCGCGTGTCGCAGATGTACGCGAAGAACCCCAAGTTCACGGCCAAGCGCCGCGACACCCTGGACTTCGCGATCTGGGACGGCGAGATGTCTTCCGTCCAGAGCGTGCAGACGGCCATGACCGCCGCCGAACAGGTAGGCATGCCTCCGGATCCCATGGCGCTCCAGCTCGTCCAGGACATCAAGCAGGGATATGACAAGCGCATGATGTTGGACAAGGTCGCGAAGACCATGGAGATCGTCGCTCACCACCAGATCCAGGAACAGCAACCCACTTTCAAGGGCCAGATGAAACAGCTGGTCCGTCGCACGTGCGTGACCGGCGTCGGCTTCCTCAAGCTCGGCTACAACCGCGTGATGCAGAAGCGTCCGGAGGACGTCGAGAAGATCACCGACATCACCGAACAGCTGACCCTTCTCGAGCGCCTGGCCGCGGACAAGCAGGACGCGATCTACGGCGACGACGACAAGAAGGTCGAACAGCTACGACTGATGCTCAAGGAGCTCCAGTCAAAGCAGGACGTGATCGTCCGCGAGGGCGTCGTTTTTGACTTCCCCCTTTCGCCAACCATCATCCCTGACACCAAGTGCCGTCAGCTGAACGGCTTCGTCGGCGCCGAGTGGGTTGCCCAGGAGTTCATCCTGGACGTCGAGGAGGTGAAGGAGATCTACAAGATCGACCTCGGCAAGGCCTTCACCGCCTACCAGGATCCGAACGGCGGAGCCGGCGACGATGACCGCAAGAGCGTCGTCGTCTGGGAGATCTACTCGAAGAAGGACGGACTAGTGTACGTCGTGGCAGACGGATACCATGAGTTCCTCAAGGAGCCCGCGGCGCCGGCCTTGGAGCTCGAGCGTTTCTGGCCTTTCTTCACGCTGATCTTCAACGAGGTCGAGTCCGACAAGGACATCTATCCCCCGTCCGACGTACGCCTGCTGATGCCCGTACAGCGCGAGTATAACCGCGCCCGTCAGTCCCTGCGAGAGCACCGCTTCGCTAACCGGCCGGCCTACGCCACGTACGACGGCGCGCTGTCTGAGAAGGACATCATCAATCTCCAGTCACACCCGGCCAACGCGGTGATCAGGCTTAACAACCTGAACCCTGGCCAGGCGGTCAACTCGATCCTCCAGCCGATCCAGCACTCCCCGATCGACGCCGCGCTCTACGACACGTCCATGCTCCTGGACGACATGATGCGCCTTGTCGGATCCCAGGAGGCCAACCTTGGCGGCACCGGCGGATCTACCGCGACCGAGGTCTCCGTGGCCGAGGGCTCGCGAATGTCCAGTCTCTCGTCGAACGTCGACGACATCGAAGACTTCCTTTCCGAGCTCGCGCGAGCGACCGGCCAGGTCTTGCTCCTGGAGATGGACGAGATGACTGTGAAGAAGATCGCCGGCCCTGGCGCTGTCTGGCCCCAGCTTACCGGAAGCGAGATCGCCCAGGAGCTCTACCTTGAGGTCGAAGCCGGCTCGAACGGGCGCCCGAACAAGGCGATCCAGATCCAGAACTTCGAGCGCCTGGCGCCCACCCTCCTCCAGATCCCTGGTATCTCGCCTGAGTGGCTGGCCCGCGAAGCGATCCGCCGCCTGGACGACGGCATGGACGTCAAGGAAGCGATCGGATCCGGCCTCCAGTCGATCGTCGCCATGAACAGCGCCAAGTCAGTGGCCCAGTCCGGCATGGGCGATCCGGCGTCCGATCCGTCCCTCCAGGGCGGAGCCGGCGCGATGAACGCTCCGGCGCCCGGCGTGCCTCCCGGTACCGACGGCCCCACCGCTCCTCCTTCGCCGGCCCAGATCCGCGCGAACGGCGTGCCTGGCGCAAACGTTTGATTTTCAGTAACACCTAACATACAATAACAACCGATGTCCGATACCGACACCAACGACCAGGTCGCACCCGAAGCGATCTCCGACACGCCGCAGGCCTCCGCGCCGGCGAGCGAACCCATTTCTACCCCGGCCGAAACGCCGGCGGTGGCCGACGCTAAACAAGATAGCACGCCCATTTCGTCGGGGGCTGGCGACCAGGACGCTAACAAGAAGCCAACGTCTCTACTCGACGCCGTAAAAAGCGCCGTGAAGAAGACCGCGGCTGACGCGGCTTCGTCCCCCGTGGAGACCAACGGAGCTTCCGCATCGGGAGCCAAGCCCCCTCAGCCCAGTCTGGACGACAAGGCTAAGGACAAGGCCGGCGCCGATGCAGATCAGAAACTGCCGTTCCACAATCACCCACGCTGGAAGGAAGTGGTCGCAGAGCGGGATGCATACCGCCTGGACGCCGGAGAATACCGGAAGATCACCAACTTCATGTCGACGAATGGGCTAAACACCGATGAGGTAGCAGAGGGGTTCCAGATCATGGCCCTAATGAAGACCAACCCGGCGGAGGCCCACAAGAAGATCAGCGAATACAAGGCAAGGCTCGACGCTCTCGTAGGAGAGGTGTTGCCCGAGGACATTTCCGAAAAGGTCCGCGATGGCTTCATCGACGAGGGCACCGCCAAGGAGCTGGCCGCTCTCAAGGCCCAGCAGAAGCTGGCCGAAGAGCGACAGGCCCAGGCCGTCCAACAGCAGGCCCTCCAGGCCCGCCAGGGGATCCATGCCGCGGTGGTTGGTTGGGAACAGCAGATGAAGATCAAGGATCCCGATTGGTCCGCCAAACAAGAGATGGTGACTGACCAGGTGAAGCTGATGTTGTCAGCCGAACAGCCGTCGACCCCGGAGCAGGCTCTTGCGCTCGTTGAGCGCGCCCACTCCATTATCAGGGAACGTCTTGCTCGGTTCGCGCCTCGGCGCCAGCCCGTGTCCAATGTCGCCAGCTCTACGTCGTCCGCCAACGCCACTGTCGTGCCCAGCTCGCTGAAAGAAGCGGTCCTGCGCGGCATGCTGGCATCCCGCTAAAAAACCTAAAAAACAGAACATACTCCCATGGCATTCACCGCCCAGGAACTCGCTAACATCACGGCCTCCGCTCTTGATTACAACATCAAGGGTGGCGCGCTCGCCCAGTCCATCCAGGAAAAGCCCCTTCTCAAGGCCCTGTCCAAGAAGAAGAAGACTTTCCCCGGTGGTAAGGGTAACATCACTGTGCCGGTCGTGTTTGACTACACGACGGCCATCGCCGGCTTCACGCACAATGACACTGTGTCGTACGCCAATCCCGCCAACACCAAGCGCGCCTCTTACCAGTGGAAGGAAATCCACGCTGGTATCTCGCTGACGCTGACCGAGCTCAAGCACGACGGCCTGTCCGTCGTCGACAGCACGTCCGGTGAGTCCGTCTCCAAGCACTCCGAACGCGACGTCACTGTCCTGACCGGCCTGCTCGACGAGAAGCTCAAGGACATGAACGAAGGCTGGGCTCGCTCCTTCAACGACATGCTCTGGCGCGACGGCGTCTCCGACGCCAAGAAGGTGCCCGGCATCCTGTCGATGATCACGGACGATCCCACCACCGGCACTGTCGGCGGCATCGACCGCGCGACCAACGCCAAGTGGCGCAACCGCGCCGCCGTCGGCGCCAACGCCATCGCCTACGTCTCCGGCCAGCAGAAGATCAGCGAGTACCTCCGCAAGGAGATCCGCCAGCTGACCCGCTTCGGTGGCAAGCCCTCCCTGGTCCTCTGCGGCTCCGGCTTCCTCGAGAAGCTCGACCTCGAGATCACCTCGAAGGGTACCTACACCCAGCAGGGCTTCGCCAAGGGCATGACCGACATCGGTCTCGCCGGCATCACCATGCAGGGCGTCGGTGAGTTCGTCTACGATCCGACCCTCGATGACCTCGGTTACACCAACCGCGCTTACTTCATCGACGAGTCGAAGATCAACCTCTACGTCATGGACGGCGAGGAGAACAAGACCCACAGCCCGGCGCGCCCGCACGACCAGTACGTGCTCTACCGCGCCATGACCTGGACCGGCGGTCTCGTCGGCACCCAGTTCAACGGCTCGGGCGTCTACGAAGCCGCCTAACCGAAGC